AATTAGGAATTACAACTACTACTGATTATACATTTACTGTAAATGTTGGTGCATCTCCTGTTGCTCAAGCACGTAAGAGATTAAAACTTAGTGTTGAAGATACATTTAATGATTCATTTGCATCATGGCAACTTGGTGAATTTGATTATATTGATAGTATTGGGGATCTTCAAGATGGAAATAGAACTAGATTCCCACTATACAAAAATAGTCAACTTTTAAGTTTCCAAAAAGATTTATCTGATGTAACATCATCTTTAATTGATTTTGATGCGGTTCTATTGATTTATGTAAATGGTGTTATGCAAGAACCAAAAGTTTCTTATGAATTTACTGGTGGTACTACATTTACATTCTTACAAGCACCATTAAAAGAAGATAAAGTAGATATTTTCTTCTATAGAGGAACTCGTGATGTTGATAGTTTTGAAAAAGATATTCCAGAAACTGTTAAACCAGGTGATGATGTACAAATCAATAAGAATGATCAGATTTCAGGAACTATAGGACAGGATTCTAGAACTATTACTCGTATTTTAGCATCTGATACAACAGAAACTGGTATTTACCTTGGAGATGGTATTGATTCTGTTAATTACAAACCAATTGATTGGTCTAAACAGAAACGTGATATGTTGATTGATGAGAATCCAGTATATAAGACTAGGGATTCTTTAGAAGGACATGTATTCCCAACTGCTAAGGTTATAAAAGACTTTAAATCTGATGATGAAGAAATCTTCTTAGACGATGCTCAATTCTTTAATTATGAAGAAAATGAATCAACTATTGAAATAGATAAAGTTTCTGGAATATTATTTGATGGTACTACTTCTTACTTTGCAGATCTAAAAGCTAATGTTTCTGTTGCTGGAACTGTTACTTCCATTAGTGTTGCTGCTGGAGGTACTGGATATACACCAGGTACACTTGCTCTGAAAATTTCTCCTCCAGTTGGTAGTACTCTTGATTCTTTCTGGAATAAGAATGGAGATATTAATGTTGGAGTTCATACCGTATTCAAGACAGTTGTTAGTGGAGTTGGTTCTATTGGTGCTGGATCTACAGTTATTAATGGTATTTCAACTGAAGGTATTAGAATTGGACAAACTATACAGGCAATACCAAATATATTGGGTACTGGATTAACAGTAACTGGAATAACATCTGCATACGGTGGTACTATTCTTTATGCTGGAATTGGAGGTACACAAGCTTCTGGTAATACATCATCAATGTTTGATGAATTCCATTTTGGTAGATATGAAGATCAGAAACTAGCATCTGCAACTGCAACTGTTGATTCAAATGGAAATATTACTGGTACTACTATGGTCAATCCAGGTTTTGGATATACATCAACTAATTTACCATTAGTAATTGCTCCATTACCAGCTGCTCAGAAAGAACTAATTAGTGGAATTAGATTTGTACAAGGATTTACTGGAATAGTAACTGGAATAACAACTAGTGTTGGTGTATCTCATCCTTTAGCAATTACATTCCATATGCTATATGATGTTAATGATTCAACTAGACTTGATGATTTAACAACTGGACATCCAATTCACATTTCACAAACAACTGTTGGGCATGGAGTAACATCTGTTGATGGATCTAATACTTCTGTTGTTGGAAGAGGATCAACTTTCTGCGATAATATATACCAGGTACATTCAATTACTAGAACAAGTTTAACTGGAATTATTACATGTAATGTTCATACTGGAATATCAACAGTTGGACTTCATAGTATGAGTGGTGAGCATGTTGGAAGACTATCTTGGGGTAGATTAGCTGGATTCACTAGATCTTCTACTTCTATTGGTGTAGCAGTTTCTGGATATACCGTTAATTCTGGATTAACGACATTCCCAGTTATTCAAAGACGTGGTTATGGACTTAGAGATAAAGGATCCCTAAGAAAAGACCTTGGTCTTTAATTTATAAATATAGAAAAAAGCTGATCATAATGGCTGCAATTGTAACAGATCAATTTAGAATATTAAACGCAAGTAATTTTGTGGATTCGGTTAGCGATACCAATAACAATTCATATTACGTGTTTTTGAGTTTACCAAATCCTTCTGTTGTTGGATATGGTAGATCTACTAATTGGGATTCCAATACACCTTCTCCTGTTGATAATCTTGATTATCTTAGCCATGTAAAAGATACTATGGTTTTTGGTAAAAAAATCACAGTAAATGATGTTAGGAGACTGGTTAGGAGAGTTGATTGGAAACAAGGTACTACCTATGAAATGTATAGGCATGATTATAGTATTTCAAACCCATCACCTAAAACCAACTCTACACGATTATATGACTCAAATTACTATGTAATGAATAGTGATTTCCGAGTATATGTTTGTATTGATAATGGATCATCTATAGAATTCCCAAGTGGAAAAGCATCTTCAGATGAACCAACTTTTATTGATTTGGAACCATCAAGAGCTGGTGAGAGTAATGATGGATATATTTGGAAATATCTTTTTACTGTTTCTCCAAGTGATATAATTAAATTTGACTCAATTGAATATATTCCCTTACCTAATAATTGGTTGAGTACCACTAATGCTCAAATTCAATCTGTTAGAGAAAATGGTGATTCTTTAATTAATGAGAATCAAATTAAGAAAATTTATATTCAAGATCAAGGATCTGGTTATAATAGTACAGATGCAGAACTTGATATTATTGGTGATGGTGAAGGTGGTAAGGTAATTGTTACTACTACTAATAATAAAATTACTAAAGCAGTAGTTTCTGCTGGAGGTAAAAATTATTCTTGGGGTAGAGTTAATTTATCAACTATTAACTCTGGAGCAACTGGTTTTGCACATTTAATACCTATTATTCCACCTTCGAGAGGACATGGGTATGATATTTACAATGAATTGGGAGCAGATAAAGTATTAATATATGCTCGTTTTGATGATTCTACTAAAGATTTCCCAGTTGATACTAGATTTGCACAGATTGGTATTATTAAAAATCCAACTCAGGTTGGATCTGCTTCTTCAGTATTTGTTGAAAACCAATTTTCTAATTTGGGTGGAGTAAAATTAACTAGTGTAGCAAACCCCACTGATGCTGGTGTTGGTAATCAAATTTTCCAAACAATTGCTGGTGTTGGAACTGCTACTGGTTATATTGCATCTTATGACAGTTCAACCAAAGTACTAAAATATTATCAGGATAGATCTTTATATTATAATGATAATTCTTTCGACCAGAAAGATTCTAAAACAGTTGTTGATGAATCAACCAAAGTTGCATTTAGTAAAGATGGTGGAACTATAACTTCTACAAATACTTTCAGTGGTGCAATTGATGTTTCCTATACAGGAATTACAACTACAGTTTCTGCAACCAAGAAAGTGAATTTAGCAACTCAGTTCACAGAAGGCATTGCCCTTCCTGAGATAAATAAAGGATCAGGGGAAATAATTTATCTCGATAATAGACCAAGAGTTTCTCGAAATCCTAGACAAAAGGAAGACATTAAAATTATACTAGAATTCTAAAGATGTCACAAAAAACAAATCTTAATATAGATCCATATTATGACGATTTTAATTCGATGGATAATTACCATCGAGTTCTCTTCAAGCCAGGTTTTCCAGTTCAAGCTAGAGAACTGACATCTCTACAATCTATATTACAAAATCAAGTAGAATCTTTTGGTAATCACGTCTTCAAAGATGGATCGGTAGTTATTCCGGGTAATGTAACTTATAATTCAGAATATTATGCTGTTAAAATTAACCCAACACATGTTGGTTTAAGTGTTGGTTTATATCTTACTAGTTTAATTGGTAAAAAAATAAAAGGTCAAACTTCACAATTATCTGGAGTTATTCAGAATGTAATAACGAATGCAGAATCTGAAGCAGGTACTTATACATTATATGTTAAGTATACAACTGGTAATAATAGTTTTAAATCAGGTCAATTTACTGATGGAGAAACTCTTATTCTTGAAGAACCTGTTACTTATGGAAATACAACTATTTCTACAGGAGATACGTTTGCATCATGTATTAGTTTAAATGCAACATCAATTGCATCTGCAGTATCTCTATCTCAAGGAATTTATTATATTAGAGGACATTTTGTAACTGTTAATGATGACACTCTTATATTAGATCAATATACAAATACTCCTTCATATAGAGTAGGATTATTTGTTACAGAAACTTTAGTAGATGCTAAAGAAGATAATGCTTTATATGATAATGCAAGAGGATTTTCTAATTTTGCTGCTCCAGGTGCTGATAGGT